AAACATATAACTATCTTAAAATATTGAAAAGAGTGAAAGGAGAATTAAGAGAAGGATTGTCATATTTGTTACGATAACGCTGATCGCTTCTACCTTGCTGATATGCATTTCGTTGAGCTACTCTTTCTGATATTAAACCATTTATGTTATCATTATCTGATATTGATGGGTATGTTGATTTACGGCGGGCTAATTCGGCCTGGTCATAATCAAATAATACTTTTAAATCTGACCCATTAGCCGATGTATAACCCCAATAAAATGCCGACAGTGTAACTAATGCAGTTCCTATAAAAATTAAAGCGGCCCCATTTTGGTTTATTGTAGTTGATGCTTTTGTTGCCGGATTTGATGCTGTTATTGGTGTATCTGCAAAAAAAGTACCAGCTATCATTATAGTAATTATAAGAGTAACAGAAAATCCTATTAATGCCGGTTTAAATCCTGAGTACATTTTATACCTAACTGTTTTGGCACAATCCTCATACTGGTTTTTATCTGAAAAAACTAAAACATCACATGAGTTTCTAATATTCATTATATTATATGAATTTTATTAAAACAAATAAAAATAAAAAATAAAAAATAATCTTGGATGTGCCTAATAAAAATATAATCGGCTACACGCAAGGTTATAATCAATATTCTTAATTTTTTTGAAATCTAAAGGTTGATTTGATATCACATGATAATATTAATAAGTGTTTGCCATTCAGAATTTGCTAAGTTATCCCATTCGTCATAATACAAATATATTGCGGCAGATAATACTTTAGGTAAAATATGTTTATTTTCTTTAATATCGCGAATTAAATCGCCTACCAATTTATGACGCTTGCTTAACTCATCTGGGAATTTCCTTTCATTTTTTGGACTATAATCATCCGGATTCCATCTAATAAAATAAACCGGAATTCCTCCAAAACTCTGAGTAATATTTATCATACGAGTTTGTTCGCACAAACATTGCCTATCATTATGCTGATGTTCATCGCATTCTAAAATTATTATTTTATCGGCAAAATCGTATATGCGATCGGGGCGTTCTTTTCCGCAAATTCCCCCATCTATAGTTATATCAGTACTTGCCCCTTTTAAATTTCGGGAATCTAAATAATCCATAAGAGCATTTTGTTTTGCTAATCGGGCAGTTTTAAATGATTCGGGATTACACGATTCACATTTGTTATTTTTATCCAGGATAAATAGTAAACCGCATGAGACACACGGCTTTTCAACAATATTATCATCGTCTTCTACTTTATGAGTTTCGCAATGTCTGGGAATAAAATTAATACCATATATTGCGGGTTCTTTACATTTTTGGCATTTAGCGTTAGATCTTCTTATCATTCCGGTCAATTTATGTTTTATACAATGCGATATTTTATGACCGGGCTTGCCGAATGCAGGTCTGGAAGTACAATCAACATTTTCACAAGTTTTATTTTTTAAATCAATCATACCATCTAATTTATGTGTTACACAATATAATGCCTTTTTACCTTTATTTCCAAAATTCGGTCGTTTATTACATCCAGGATGAATACAAGTTTTAGAAACAATATTAACCATACCAGCTAATTTATGTATAAAACAATATTTAGGTTTTTCACCTTTAATACCAAATGCAGGTAATATAGCACAATCTGGATGAATACATGTTTTATCTATAACATTAACCATATTAGCTAATTTATGGTTTACGCAATATTTAGGTTTTTCACCTTTATTGCCAAATACTGGTATTATAAGACATCCAGGATGAATACATGTTTTATGTTTTAAATCAATCATACCATCTAATTTATGAATAGAGCAATATTTAGGTTTTTCACCTTTATTTCCAAAAACAGGTATTATATCACAATCTGGATGAATACACTTTTTATTTATAACATCAACCATACCATCTAATTTATGAATAACACAATATTTAGGTTTTTCACCTTTATTGCCAAATACTGGTTGTTTATCGCAATCTAGCTGAATACAAGTTTTATGTTTTAAATCAATCATACCAGCTAATTTATGGGTTACGCAATATTTAGGTTTTTCTCCTTTATTGCCAAAGATAGGTATTATATCGCAATCTAGCTGAATACACTTTTTATTTATAACATCAATCATACCAGCTAATTTATGAATAACACAGTATTTAGGTTTTTCACCTTTATTTCCAAAAGCAGCCCTTGTTTTACAATCATCAAATCTACAAATTCGAGACATGGTTTAATTATAATATATTATTCAAATTTTAGATGATTTTTAAAAATGAAAAAAAAATACATTAAATATACATAATGGAAATTCAAAAAGGTGTTTATTTAGACATTTTAATTACTGATGTAAATAAAACATACAATGATATTCTTAATAGATTATCTGAAGTTATAATAAATACATTAAAAAATAAAAATAAAAATAAAAAATACGTCAAAGAATATTTAACTCGCATTAATATATTAGAAAATGTATTAGAAAGAGATAAAGTGAAAAAATATAAAACTATGTTAAAAAATCTATCTATAATAAAAAGCGTTATAACTCAGTATTTATAGTTATACTTTTAACGAGATTGACTTGTTCTTCAGAAATCGCAAACCATTCGCCCCGAATATGATACTCAGCAAATTTATTATGCAATGATGTTTCTAATTCGGCGGAATTTTCTGATGGAATTATTTTATATATTATTAAAGGACAATCATTTCCTGTTTGTAGTTGACATAATCGTTCTTCTACATTTTGAGTTCTTCCGATTTTAAATCGGGTTGTTTCCGTATTTTTTATGAAATATACAAATTCTGAAGTATTTTCCGCTTGTTTCAATTCCTCCTGAATTTCTGACATATTCATAAAATTCATATGAGAGTTTGTTATTTGGTCGGTCATATCTGCGTTTGGCACCATGGTATTATCAAATAAAGCATAAACAAATTGTCGAAAGGCGATCCCTGCCCGCGTATCTTTAGCATACATCAAGCTTCTAATAAGTCCGTATTTTGTAAGGGTATTATGTATAACTCCATTTATATTTTTCTTTACTATTTCATGCATGTTGTAATTTAAAGAATATCTTGTAATCATTCTTTGTAATGATGAATCTGATACCGGTGTTTTTAAATATTTTATAACATCTCTCATTATAAAATAAGGTTCTTTACATTGTTTATTTTCATCTAAAATTCCAAAAACTCGTATTGATTTAATATTATTATCATAAGCTCCTACTCTTTCGTATATTAAAGCATATTGTGTATTGGATATATCAATTTGCGTAAGTTCGGCCATTTAGCTATTTGTTTATATTACAAATATTCAAATTTCAGATGATTTTTCAAGTATTTATAAAAACTTTTCGAGAGGGCTAAAATGGACCTGTCTATTTTTTCGAGAGGGCTAAAATGGACCTGTCTATTTTTTTATACCAATTTATTAAAATTGAATTTGAAAATATAATTTATAACAGTTATACAAGGTAAATTGATAATGGAGCCAATTGAAGGTGAAAGAAATTCTGACGGAAATTTAATACCAATAGATTATAGTAAAGGCGGTGCCATTACTGAATTTATTGAAAATGCCGAAACTATATTAGAAACATTTTCAGAATATAAAAAATTTGATTCAGATTTTAAATTCAAGAAACTTAATGTATATGGGACAATTGAAAAACCGTACTTTATTTCAAAATATATATATCAATATTTATATCCAGATAGTACAAGTCACAACAAGTTTATTAGAAAATTTGGGTCGCCAGATGATACATTTCGAAATGATTATATAAGAAATGATAATGTTATGATTTGCCAAAAATCTAAGAAAAAAAATGGCGAAGAATATATTTATATTCCTCATATTGATACTAATTTATTAAGTGAGTTAGGATTATTAAAAGCCATGTTTATGGTAACTACAGATTTTACTGTGGCATTCCAGAAATTGTTATTAGGATTTTTAACAAATGTTCGTAATAATGAAACTGCGGTATGGAAAGCCCAGCTGGAGATAACTAATACTCAACTCGCCGAAGAAATTAAGCGGGGAGATTCGCTCGACGCCGCCAATTTTTCGATGAATCAGAAAATAATGGAGCAACATCAAATTACCAATCTGATGCTAAATGACGATGACCCCCGCGATTCCGATGCAAAAGAATTACATATTCTTCGGGAATTGCTGATGAAGCCCCTTTACATTTACGTAGTAAGTCCGGAATACGTAAAACCATCTGACAAAGAGCAAAAAAAAGAGCAAAGGAAAGAATCAAAAAAACCCCGTAGTAAAAAAATCCAAATGTCAACGTTTGGCATGTCCGACGATTCAGATTCTCCCATAGATTACGAATCCGATAATCAGTCGGCGTTTCAGTCTGAGTTTCAGTCGGCTCAGGAAAACTATAATCACATGAGCGTTACGATTCGCGACTTAGTAGGCGACCCCGACAAATTGTATTATATATTTGTATCCAAATCAAAACTTAAGGAAGCTAAGCATTACAAATTGGTTCATACGCTAAAAATATATACTAAAAATGATTCCGAGAAAACTCATTATAATATGATGCTCGAAATTATTAAGAAAGGTTCCGTAGATGAATTTCCCGAAACATTCGAAGCGGCAAACGATACTTCCCGCCGTCAGTATCAAAAATATTTAAAAGATAAAAAAGATACTATTCAAAAAGAAGAAAAGGAAAACATCGTAGAAACGGGTGTAAAAATTAGTAATCACCATATTTATGAAATTAGTTATAATACTTTAGTAAACGCACGCAACTTATCTTTTACTAAATTACATAAAGATAAGTTATCGAGTGAATATAAACATTTAACAAGTCCTATATATTTTTAAAACATTTTACAAAGTAAACCATATATTTTTTCTCTCTTTTCTCCCAAGCCCCCCCCCCTTTTTTTTTCCTATTATCTCTCTCCCTGACTAAAAAAACTTGCCGAATGCTGCAAATTCAAAAGCAAATTCAAAAGCAAATTCAAAAGCAAATTCAAAAGCAAATTCAAAAGCAAATTCAAAAGCAAATTCAAAAGCCATAGTCCGGCAAAACTTTAACCTAGTCCTCGCGAAATTTGCGGCCACGATACATGTGCCAACTGGGTGAGGCAAATGCGGAAATCAATGACATCCTGACAGAAGTATCCAGACTACAAGCCTTACTTACAAGATAGACAAGATAGACAAAATAGACAAGATAGCTGCTAAAAAAAAACTGAATAATAACGAGCTATAAATCGGGGAGCCTTGCGGCTTTCATCTCCTCCAAGAGGCTTAGGTTTTTTGGAGGAACTGGTAAGCTGCAAGGCTCCAGTTCTTTTTTTTCTTTTATGTCTTCTGTAAGAAACATAAAATATATTTTCAATAACGACTCCTCTGAAAATGAAAGTGACTCTAATTCATACTTTTCTATTCATACTTTTCTATTCATCTTTTTTTTCATATAACCCATATGTGTTATACTTTTTATGTAAGAAACATAAAAGAAAGACCCATTTTAAAATTTGAGGGAGTCAAATATATTTTTAATAACGACTCCTCTGAAAATGAAAGTGACTATAATTCATACTTTTCTATTCATCTTTTTTTCATATACTCCCATATGTCTTATGTAAGAAACATAAATATATACTTTCAATCCACATATGTCTTATGTAAGAAACATAAATATATACTTTCAATACATGTGCCAACTAAACGCGTTATCAACAAATAAAGCTCTAAATAGCGGGCCAACTGGGCGAGTTATCAACAAATAAAGCTCTAAATAGCGGGCCAACTGGGCGAGTTATCAACAAATAAAGCTCTAAATA